GAAAGTAGGTCTTGACCCTGTTGGCCCCGTCTGTGGTGTTATTTACAAAATAAGCCCGATTTGCCACCCACTCATCGGCGTTGGATAGCACCATAGCCAGCAAGCCCCTCGCCCCGAATGACAGCCTCTTATCTCTTACGAGATCATTTGATAGCTGGACAAATCCGCCCCTAGTTACCCGCCTATAGACTGTTTGATTCTTTTTCATAGCAATAAATAAAATTGCCACTCAAATGACGGGGCGTGGGATGATTGAGAACCCGACAATGAACACTGCTAGATGCTCCCTCACCCCGCCACTTGAATGGCAGATTAATATTTATTGTTAGAGTAGTGTTCATATTAAATCGTCTGGGTTCTCACATCAGACTGTTTTAACTTCTCACAAAGGGTAAGACATGGCAAGCGGAAAAATGCTCAAAAAAACATTGAACGCCCCGAAGGGGCTGTGGTCTATGTATCTATGGATACTTCGGAGGGGATCATTGAGGGCAACACTGCGAATGCGGGGTTGAGCGACCTGAGTCCTCTCCCAATTTTTGGAGGCGGGGAGACTCGGCATGAAAATGCGAAAACTTCAAAGGCTTGGGGGCCAATGAAGTTGCGCCACCCCGCTTCCAATCTCTTTATGAAACCACTACTAATAGTATTACTACTAACAGCTAATATTCAGGCACAAGACGGATCGTTCAACGGGACAGTCTATGATTTGGATTCGGGGCGGATACAGGTCATCAGTGGATCTGTGGATATCAAACCCAAAGAGGACACCTATCTTTCTACCCTTCGTCGTATTAATGCGGAGTTGGCGGAATCAAACGCCCGTATGAGTGCGGAGATTGCAGCCAACAATCAACTTTATGAACTGCGGGAACAGACCAGACTCCTGCGTAAAATTGCCGACCAATGAGTAACTATCTCAACGTCAATATCCCCACCTTCTTTGCTTTTGTAGATGAGGGATTCTTTTACGATCTTGAACCATGTGTCAGCAGGGAAAGACAACTTGTCGAGGTATTTGCCTTCACCTCGATTCCCCAACGGTGTGGGTTGTTTAGTGTAATGACTGAATACGGAAGCCAGCATGCCCGTGTTCCAATCCATTATCTCCATGCAGAGGATACGGGAGGATCGTCTTACCCACTAGATTGGATACAGCTATGGGATTCTATGAGCTACTATTGCTCTGTTAACATCTTGGACTACTGCAAGAATCGGGCAGCGAACGTAATGCTAAAGAACAAAACCTTTGAAAAAGCAAAGTATATGTTTACCTTGGACTGGTGCTTCGGGCCTCATTATACCTCTGGCTACGGCGAGATGGCGGCTGGGCATAAGTGCGGTCATGTGCTGGTGGGAGAAGGTGGTCAATATTTTTTACAACCCAACAATCGTGTGTTGTGGATGGATGGGGGATCGTTTATTGCCAAACAATTCCCCATGAAACCCGACTGGAGGGTCTTTAGCCAAGAGTTTAGCTGCGAGCATACAGGCAGCAGATGGGTTAGCGAAAGCGAGGAGGAGCTATGGTTCTACGACTTCAAAGAGCAGGGATAGTAATAGCATTACTTATTACAAGTGGTTGTGTTTCCTATCCACCCCGACCCTATCCTTGGAACTTCCCACCAGAGTATGAGTGGAATGCTCCTTTGGAGACTAGCTGGGTTAATGCCGTTGATGCCTTCCGCAACTGGACGGCACCCAAAGGTAAGATCTGGAACCCACTTATTCGGCAGTATGAACCTGATTTTGGCTATGAGATTGAACTGATGAAGCTTCTGGAGAGGGATCTTGAAGAGTATGAAATGTATCAATGATCCAACCTTGTTTGCGGGCTTCGCGCCCGTTAGCGTGGCACCAATCATGGCATCCCCGACAAAGCGCGGCAAACAGGCTATAGTCGCAAAGGTAGCGACCAATCCTACCCGCCTTATGATGGATGTCTTGACTCTTCGCCTTCTTACATTTCTCGCATATGGGATGCAGTGCCAAGTAGGCTTTCTTTACCTTTGCATACTCATTGTATTCACGCTGGCGTTTGGGGGATGCGCTCCGCAACCTTCCGCTGCGCTTAAGTGGCTGATTCCTGCTTAATGGGGTTTTTGAACGAAGTGGAGTTTTTCTTGTCATACCTACTATGATTACTTGGAACGATTACAATAATACAAAACCCGATGCAGAGGGAATCTACCTCATCAAAAACGATGAGTCAAACCCTCCATTGAAATGGGCCTGCCATTACCACCCCCACCATGGATGGAGCGGGATTGGACATATACTTGAACGTGTGATTAAGTATTGGACACCATGGCCCGATTCAAAGTAGTTCTTACAGTAATCAATGAAGACTCTGTTTCCCCATTCGTTGTTGGCCCACGGTTCCGTCGAGGAACCCCCATGCCAATGGAAGCGTTGTTCGCTGAACGTGGCGGTTACTTCTTTGACCCAGAATCAGAAATCGAGATGGCCAGAGATTGCGCCGAATCCTTTCAAAAATACATCAATCAATCAGAGAAAAAAAAGAAAAAATGAGCGAAAGTAATAAAACTTACATTGTGTGCCACGGAGAGAAAATTGTGGAACTTCACGCCTCTGGACTGAGTAAGGAAGAGGCAACTTTTGAGTCCGAAAAGCTGACAGGTAAAGGATATAATAACGTTCGTATTCGCTTGGAAGACCCTATCCATCCTAGCTGGCCGCTCAACTTCGACGCACAGTGAATATTGCTTTTGCTTATCACAATGGGGATGCCGAATTAGCCATGGAGTCGGCCAAGGCGATTACAGCTTTTGGCATCAATATGCGACATAAGGCGACTTTATGCTGTACGAAGGATACATCTGGAGCCTCTGATATCATCCATGAACTAAAGAAAAGTTTTCCCGAAGTAGACCAATTGTTTGTCCAAGACGGATTTGATGGCTGGCCCCTTGGCCCCAACCAGATGTTTGCCGATGTGGCTGCTGCCATGTATTCGACCAATACCCCATTCTACTTCTGGGAGCCAGACTGCGTTCCGATGAAAGAGGGTTGGGTTGATGATCTCGACGCCGAATATCACAAACAGGTTGGTATCCTTGGTCATCTCTACGAAGGCGGAATGGCTTCCAATGGAAAGAATATCTACAAAATGATTGTGGGCAGTGCGGTCTACCCTCCTAATTTCTTAGACTTTTGTCCTTCAGCCCAATCTTTATCAACTTACAATTTGGCCTATAGGGAATCGGGAAGCGTTCCAGAGCCTTGGGATGTTCGTTGCCGATGGAACTTTATGGAGATTGGCCGCGACACACCACTTATCCGAACCTATTGGAAAAGTGTTAACTACCAGTGGAAGGACGGGAAAATTGTTTTCTACGCTGAAGACCCCGAAGCCCAAGCGGTTCAGGGTGTTACTTGCCCAGACCGAATCATCTCCAGCCAAGCAGTGGTCATCCACGGGTGTAAAGACGGATCTCTCCACAAAATGGCACAAGAGGGATTTTCAATGCCGTCAGATTCAACGGGATTAAATACCCCATCGAATTCGATGGGATTAGAGCAAAGTGTCAGCAATGATGCACAAGTGGGGACAGTTTGCGATAAAGCCTCAGAAGTGGTGCGTAAACCGCCCCAAAAAACCAAGAAAAAGCGGGTAATCTCGGAAGTGGAGCGCGAACGCCGCAGGCAGGCGATGATGGAAATTTTGCAAAGAAAGCGTGAACGAAAGGCCCAAGAGGCTGTCTAACGCTTCCTATGCAAGAAGTCATCTTTGAACCATCCGCCGAAACCGCCATCCTTTCCTGCCTCTGTCATGCCCCGTCAGAGGATCAGCGTGAGATCCTTTTATCCATAAAGGAAGATCATTTCTACCTTCAGGAGAATAAGATCGTCTTTCGGGCGGTCATGCGTTGTATCGCCAAGGGGATGCAGGCTGACATTATTAATGTTAAGGGAGAGATCGAAGCCGCCAACGAATACGATATCGTCGGGGGTGAACAAAAGATTACAGAAGTTGCAACTTCATGTGTAGCCCATAACAACTGGAAACGCTACTACCCCAAGCTGGAAGAAGCCCGCTACAGAAGGTCGTTGGAATACTTGGCCAATGACATGGTTCATAAGGCCAGAGACCGCGAGCTAAAGATTGAAGAACTCAAGAACTGGTCAGAGACCACCGTCATGCGGGCTGACTACGAGATGGATGACGGCAGCAAGCTATCCATCAACAACGCCTTGGATCGTGCTGCCCAGAATATCGAATCCACGATTGCAGGAAAACCCTGCATCGGTATTCGCACAGGTATTACACCTCTGGATGATCTTCTCATGTTTGGCTTGCGCGGTGGAGATATGGTTGTCTTGGCTGCGAGACCAGCAGTTGGCAAGACGGCCAGCGCCCTTCAAATTGCCGAAAACGTGGCACTCAACCAAAAGAAGCGGGTCTTGATCTTCTCTTTGGAGATGACAAGCGTTGCCCTCATGGAGCGCATGATCCGCTCGCGGGCGCGTGTTGGCGCTGCTGACATCCTTTCTGGTCGGGTAACCCCACATCAAAAACAATCCCTTGGACGGGCGGTTCAGGAAATCCAAGCATCCGAAATCATCTGCGACGATAGCTCGGCCAAATCTATCGGCTATCTCAAGGCGGTAGCTCGCCGCGCCCATCAACGCACACCTCTAGATCTTATCATCATTGACTACCTCCAGTTGGTCAAAGGCGACAGCAAGCGTGGAAAAGACAACCGTGTGTGCGAGGTGGAAGAGATTAGCGGCGGTATTAAGGATCTGGCCAAGACCCTCAAGGTTCCTGTTCTGGTGCTGGCTCAACTCAACCGCGACCCAGACAAGCGCGGAGGACGCCCCAGCCTTTCAGACCTCAAGGGATCTGGAGCAATCGAGCAAGACTCAGATATCGTCATCATGCTTCACAGCGAAGATGCTCAAGACCACGAACAGAATCCCACCATGGAGTTTATTGTCGGCAAGCATAGGGACGGCCCGACAGGCGTGGCCAACATGAGCTTCAACAAGGCGATTACCCGATTTGAGGTGGCGTAGCCTTCCAGCAAAATGCTGGGAAATTCAATCCTTCTCCACCCTGTGCATCAACTGGAAGATGGACAGAGACCGCATTATAACATCCACAAACCCCGCAAGCCTTTAGTTGCATATCATAAGAAGTCTTTCTTGCTCCAGCGATATGCGGAAGCATTCCAGCAATACCCTTGCATCCCCAACAGCCAGAAGTGGCAATTTGATGTGGACAGGCCGCGCAAATCTTGGCCCTGCGCTCCGCCTCCTCTTGATCGACTAGCTGGAACTTGTTGTCTTTGGCAAAGTGATACATCGCCTTGACCCATCGGACAATTTGAGAGAACCCCAAAGTTTGTTTTTCTTGGGTACACGGCACACAGTTTTCGTTTCCAGCCATCCTGTCACAAAGATTGTGTTCTATTTGTGACACAAGATCTACGGGCGGGGTAATACCCTTGGAGATTAAAAGCTTTTCGCAATTCGTAACCATATCATGCCAATCGCCCCCACGGACAGGCTCGTTTACAATTGGACAATTTACCCACCATCCCTGTGGGGGAACACTTGATTTTCTCTCGTAGCAAAATTTTGGAGCTTCATTCATTGACAACTAACTCCGCCTCATAAGTGTTGTTTTCGGGAATTTTCATGGATTCAAGCTTGGTAGCAATATTAATCTGAATTGCATTCTGCTGATTATTGCCCTCAGAAAAGTTGATGGCAGCAGCTTCTGCCAACTGCTTGATGTTTCTCATCATGCCTAGAGCCTCCATGCCATCTAGGTCTTGCGCGGCATCAGCGGCCTTCACCAGAACCCTGCCAGTTAAAAACTTGATCGATTTTTTCATTGTTTCCAAAGATGCTGTGATTTCCGACATCACAGAAGGAACACCGTCATCTTCCCAAGGGGCAGGAGATTGCTCGTTGACCAGACGTTCGCGGCACTGAATCCAGCGTTGAGTATCCCGCCATAGGCATACAGTAGATTCGCTTACCTTCAGTTCCTCGGCAATATCCCGCAGGGTGCGCCCCGAACAATACATAGAAAATCCCTTAATACATTCAAGCCTGCGCTTCTTGTCCATTTCCTCCATTCTAGATGGAGGAGTAACCAAGGTTGCGGGGCGTTCTTTATCCCAAGGGTAGAGGTTTTCTGCTTCGGGATTTTCCTGCCAGACCTTAACGTACTCGTCCCATCTCTCGCTATAGATCAGCTTTTCCAGAGTTGGTTTATGCTTTGTTTCCAATGCTTTCATTACCTCTGGCAAATCTCTTCCAGCAGCATAGAGCCGAAATGCATTCTGTTTTTTAATACGGTTTTCGGGCGAGTCCCAATCCCGCTCTCCGCTCTTGCGCTTTTTCTCCATCCAGATTAGTTTAGTATAAATTTCATAAATGGCAACAGTTGATCAAGGGATAGAGAAATACGGGAGGTTGTGGTTACCCAAAGACGGGCAGGCGATTACACCAATCCGTATTGAGATGGATGCCTTCTTGCAGGGACTTACCCCCGAAGAAGGAGGGTTAGGCAAGGCTCGACATTATCGTAATATTGTCTCGGCAATCTGGCCAACCTTCCAATGGCATAGGTGGGCGGAACTCAGCGCACAGGCATTCTGTAACCAAGTCTATGAGGTGGACGAGGCTACAGGCAACCGATTTGTCCGAAGCGTTACTGGTCTCGCTGGCGGAACGGACTCTGGTAAATCCTACGGGATGGCGGCGTTTGCGCTGGTCAATTGGTTCTGCGACCCGATCAATACAATGACCATTGTGGTCTCTACGTCCAAGATCGACGCCAAGCAGCGTATTTGGGCGGCACTGGTCAAGATGTATCGCGAAGCCCGAAACATGGGATTAGCCTCTGGCAGACTTATTGAGTCCATGGATATCATTAAGCTCTCAGATGAAGAAGGAGCAGTGATCGACCCCGAAACAGGGGTTAGTGATGCGTCTTCGATTATGCTTCTAGCGGCGGGTGACGAATACAAAGACGATGCTCAGAAGCGACTTCAAGGTAAGAAAAATCGTCGTATCGTGTTGATTATTGACGAGTTACAAGACTGTTCGCCTTCCGTAATTTCCCAAGCCGTGTGGGGATTTAAGGGCGCTCAAGAACTTTATATCGTCGGCGCTGGTAACCCATCTTCTATATTCGATCCCCACGGGAAGTTTTGCGAACCCATAAAGGGATGGATGAGCGTGGACGAGAATACCCCAAACTGGAAGATACGGGTAGCAGGCATTGAGGGAGTGTGTATAAGGTTTGATTCAGAAAATGACAATCCCAACCAACAGTCCTTCGACGCTGGCAAGGGATTGCGCTATCCGTTCCTTCCCAAACCTAATGATGTGGCCTTGGCCCGAAAGGAACTCGGAGAACTTAATCCCCAGTATTGGAGAAAGTTTCGGGGCTTCTGGCCTCCCGCAGACGCCGATGACTCCACGATTGTCTCGGACATCCTGCTGGCCCGCCATGGGGCGCTAGACAAGCCGATCTGGGATGGAACCCCGAAAGATATTGCTGGCATTGACCCAAGTTACACTGAAGGTGGTGATAGATTTGTGTTTACCCACCTTAAGTATGGCAAGCTGATTAGCGGCAAATGGGCGATAGCTGTCGAAAAGCAGTATGTCCTTAACCGAAGAGCGGGATCTCAGGAAGACTTTCAATACGAGATGATCCAGCAAATTCACGATTTGTCCCTTAAATTAGGAATTCCGAATCAATGGATGGGGGTGGACGCTTCGGCTGGCGGTATCTTCTGGTCAATCGGAGAACGAGAACTCCTAAAAGGCTGGCACGCAGTGAGTTTTGCAGGAGCGGCATCCGACCTTCCTGTCAGCGCCCAATACGCCATGAGGAACGAAGTCACAGGAAAGCCCCAAGTTGGCAAGGAATTGTTCCACAATATGGCCTCCGAACTCTGTTTCGCCGCTCGCTACTTTTTAGAATGTGAACAACTCAAGGGGATTAGCCCCGATCTGGCATGGGAGATGACCCAGAGAAAGTATGTGCGAAGGACTCGGAAGATTATTATTGAGTCCAAGACTGACATGAAAAAAAGGATCGGAAAATCCCCCGACTTATTCGATTCCTTTGCCGTAGGATTATTTGTCGCCCGTAAGGTATTCGGGGCAATGGCTGGAAGCGAAGCAATAGAAGAGAAGAAGCGAATTAATAAAGAAACCTTCAAGAAACTTAAACAGTCCTTGACTCTAAAGACAAAATGGTAGATTCTGTTTGGGTTTATGGCTCAACTACCGATTGCCGAAGCGGATATCTGTATATTCCAAGGCGCGACTTTTAACCAGACTTTGTTTTACGAGACGGGCGAACCCTCGGCTCCCGTTAATCTTGCTGGTTATACGGCCAAAATGCATATTCGGTCAAAGCCCGAATCCAAAGCACTAATTCTTGAACTGTCTACAACTAATGGTAGAATTGTTTTGAATGAAGCTACAGGATCTATTAGGCTTTTTATTTCGGCATCTGACACGGCATCGCTCTCGGTCTGTGATAAAGCCGTATATGACCTTGAGCTTTACAATGGGGCCGTCACAACCCGAATCCTGCAAGGCAATGTTATCATTTCACCAGAGGTTACCCGATAAATGAGCAAGATCTGCATCCCTATCCCATCTTCCAGTGTTATCGGCGTTTCTTCGACCCCGATTCAAACACCTAGTGTTAATATCCTTCGGGTAGAGCCTTCGGTTACTGGTTTGGATGGTGGAGGGGCAACCAATCTCGATGGACTCAACACTGTGAGTGGAACCTATGCAGTTGGTATTGTTATCTTTTTGGTAATTAGCGGACTGCCAGCCATCTACCAACTAACCGAAGGAACGGACGCCGAAAACCTACCATTCGTAGTTCGTCCTAGTGACTATGATAGCCAAGCTGGAACAAAACGTGTTTGGAAGCGATTAATGTAACAATGAAATATATTCTCTCACTTATTATCGGTGGAGCCTTGGTTGTTTCGGGCTTCGGACAAACGCGAAATGTTCTTGTTGGAACCAACAATGCCGTAGTCCAGCCCACGAATTTCTGGAGCGCCGATGCTTCAAATGCTCGCACAGGACTCGGTCTCGGTTGGTCTGCGCTTACCAACACCGATGCTACAAATTTCCGTAACGCCATTGGGCTTGGAGAAATCAACGATGGCATTTTTGCAACACTTCGATCTACACAGGTTGCTTCATCTTCAATCTTTAGCCTTACACTGGGACAAACAAATACTGGATTTGGGGGTGTCGGCGCTGGCCCTAGTGATTTTGGATATTATAGAAACGGATCGGTTGTTTGGTATGTATCAAGCACCAACCTAACAATCGTAAATGGAGTTGGTTTTGGCACTACAGCAGCCGCAGCCATCACCCGCACCAACCTTGGCCTCGGGGCAACTAATAATGTTGCATTTGGTAATATTACATTTGGGAGCCTTTCTATTTCAAATTCAATTATTAGTATTAGCGCAACTAATAATCAGTCTGTAACTTTTAGTTATATTGGAGCGCCTCTTTTTTCTGTCGGCGCACAGGGCGCTTCTTTTGGTGTCCCAGTCTCCTTTGGTTCAGTCGCCGCCACCCGCACCAATCTTGGCCTTCCTTGGAGCGGATTAACCAACGTCAACGCCGCCGACTTCCAAGCAGCACTATTCGGCTCCAACACCAATCCAGTTTTGGTGAATACCAATGGAGATGTGGTGAGTCCAACCAACTTCTGGGCAGCAGCCCCGATATCCACAACTGTCCAATATCAGACAAATGTTACTGGAACATCAACAAATAGCGCCACAAATAGCCGCAATCTATTCCTGTTCAGCCTTTCTCCTTCGGTTTCGGGAATTACCAACACGGTGACACTTCCAACAAATCCCGCAACCACATTTGAAGGAGATAGAGCTACTATTACCCATCTTGCTCAAACAACCAGCGCAGTGACGGCTATTAGGCAATTGGGCGCGGCAACAAACCTAATCACTCTTAATCAGCTTGATGAAGCGGTTTTGTTGATATATCGCAGTGGGGCGTGGATATTGGCTGACAACATCTCTTATGTTGAGCCCATCTTCTTTTCGGGCACCAACGCCGCAGCCAATGCGGCGGCAAGCAGAACAAACTTGTCGCTCGGAGCAACATGGCTCACGAACACCAACGTCACGAATTTTCGCACGGCGATTGGTCTTGGTTCAACCAATTCCGTTACTTTTGGGGCTGTTTTATCTGGAGCGGCAAATGCTTCTTTTACGGCGTCTTCTAATGGGGGAGTTGCACTTGGTTGGCAAGGAACCCCTGATAGAGTTACCATTGATAGTGCTCTTAGCCTAAACGCTCCTACCTTGGCGCTTTCTTTTGGAACTAACAACAGCACTGGTGCAGCAATCACCCGCACCAACCTCGGCCTCGGAGCCACATGGCTAACCAATACCAACGCCACAAATTTCCGAACGGCGATTGGGCTGGGGTCATCGAATTCGGTTACTTTTGCATCGGCGGTTGTGGGATCTACGGAGTCTGAATATTCGCAGCTTACTCCTTCTTATATAAGCAGTCCGCCTTTTGGGTTTGAGATCAATTTTGAAGAAAACTTTATTGCTGCTGAAGGCGGGTCTTTCCAAATCCGCACTGTTGAATTGCAGCTTTTGTCTCCAATAGCATTTGTTGGCACCAATGCCGCCGCCGATGTCGCCATCACCCGCACCAACCTTGGCCTCCCCCTCCCAGCCCTCACCAATACCAATAATGCCAATTTCCGCAATGCCATAGAACTCGGAACCACTAACAACGTCTCCTTCTCCAATGTCACAGCATCTGGCACCTTGACCGCCACATCTACATTAACGGCGAAGACCAATCTTGTGGTAGATGGGTTTGTAGACTTCTCCACCAACCACACCAACTCAAACCCCGCAACCAACAACCAGATCAATGACTTCATTGAAATTCGTGTTGGAACCAATCAATTCTGGCTACCAGTTTATAAATGACCAACTACTGGAGACTTGAAAGAGATATTGAAATCGTCCAAGGAAAGACATGGACGGCGAAGTTTCGTTATTTGACTAAGTCCTGCAAGGGTAAGTCCAATGTCCCAGTCAATCTTTCGGGCTACGGGGCCAACATGGTGATTCGGGAGTGCGCCAAGGATAGTGCTACATTGCTCACTCTAACCTCTGGAGGAGGCATTACACTTGGCGGAACGGCTGGAACAATCGAAATAGAAATTACCGCCACGCAGGCCGCGAACCTAACAGCAGGCGACAACGTCTACGAAATCGAACTCTACCTCGGCTATACCTATATCGCATTTGCCACTGGTAAGGCTAAGGTCTATCAGGAGATTGCCCGATGAGCCAAGAGGTCATTGAGATCACAGAGAGGGAGATTGAGATCATTGAGGTGGTGGAAAAGGGGCCGTCTGGCCCAACTGGGCCGCAAGCCAACATCAACTATACGGTAGTCTCTAGTCCTCAGACGCTCTCTAACTCGCAGAATATCGCAGCCGACACTTCGGGAGGTAGCTTCACGCTCACTTTGCCCGCAAGCCCGAATGCAGGTGATTCCATTGATATCTTCGACTACTCGGAGACCTTCGACACTAATCCACTGACCATCGCCCGAAACGGACAAAGAATCGAAAGTCTGGAAGAAAACCTCGTCTGCAACGTCGAAGGAGCCTACTTCACGATGATCTATACAGGATCTACCCGTGGATGGCAAATCCTTCCTCGCTACGGAACCTCTGGAGGAGGAGGAGAGTCTATCCTTACTAATCAAGGCGACACCCTCTATCGCGGGGCGCTAGTCAACGAGAGGCTTCCTATCGGAACGGCAGGGCAAGTCCTAAAGGTAAATAGCGGAGCCACCGCACCAGAGTGGGGAACCATCTCTACGGCACCTAGCGGCCCCGCAGGAGGAGATCTTACAGGAACCTACCCAAATCCCACCCTAACTACTTCAGGGGTAAGCGCGGGAACCTACACCAAAGTCACCGTTGATGCGAAGGGGCGGGCTACTGTCGGAGCTTCCGCCACAAAGTCTGATGTTGGACTCGGTAATGTCGATGACACAAGTGATGCCTCAAAACCCGTCTCAACAGCTACCCAGACCGCACTAAATCTAAAGGCTAATCTAGACTCCCCCGCGCTCACTGGAACCCCGACAGCACCTACCGCTGCTGCTGGAACTGACACCACCCAGATTGCTACTACGGCATTTACACTGGCCAATCGCGGAGACCGCTATCTCACAACTTCCACAACCTCCCATTCACTAACCACTGGATCTAAGACGTTCACCGTCCAATCAGGACTCAGCTACACCCCGACACAGGACGTTACCATTGTATACGATGCAGATCGACACATGCATGCTTTTGTTACCAGCTACTCTGGAACGTCATTGGTGGTTAATGTCGATACCGTAGAAGGTAGTGGCGGGCCATTTACAGCTTGGACAATCAATGTGGGTGGACTTTTGACGGCGCAAGGGGCG